CCTTTATCCGTGTATCGAGAACTAAATTCCTTTCGGATTCCGTATTTATGCTCCAAAACTAATTCTTGCACGTAAGTTTTTGCCGTTTGCGATAATAACTCCCCCTTTGTTCGGGGGGTAGCCATTATCTTACCAATTTGAGAAACCCTGACTTTCATAACTCGTTAACGATTTTTATTTGCGCTTCCGTTAACGCAAAAGTGTTAAATAACTCCTCTTTCGTGTACTTACCCTGCGCTATTGATTCCATTGCTTTACCTAATCGCTTATTATCAATCGTTGGCTTTTTAGGTTCGTGTTTTTCCTGTTCGCCACTGGCGTCCGTGTCTTTGTCCGTAACCAAACCCAAAACGCTGGACAAACAATACCTGCGAAAATATGTTATTCCACTTCCGAAACTTTGAAAATCGTTCATTCCTTTTAATTGAACTTCGGGAATAATGCAATTACTTTCGATTTGTTCCCCGCTTTCAACGTGAAAAACTACCGTAGCTAAATAATTAACTCCGTCCTTTGTGTTAATTAACTGCGTAAACCCTAATCCGTGTTTCGCTAATAACGGATTAATTACTTCAAAAATCTTCGGTAAATCTGCATAAGAATAACCATAACCTTGCGTTCCTTTGTGAATTACCGGAACGTCTTGTTGGAACTGCGCCAACGACTTAAATAAATGTTTCATAGCTTTTTGTTTTTAATTAGATACAAATATAAAAGTATTTTTTTAATCTGCAATACTTTAATATAAATTTTTTTATATTTTTTTGATTAAATTATCCAACGGTAATAATATACCTTTACTCGTGTTGAAATCCCCGCCCTTTATATCTCGGTTCGTGTTTAGATATTTTCTGCATAACGTTTTTAATTCGTCTTTTGTTATCATTACAAAATGCTTTTCGCTCAACCAATAACACCACCATTCCGCTTCGCTTGTTGATATTCCTGAACGCTTACCCCTGCTTTCGTATTCGATAAAAATGTTACCCGTTTCCAAAGCCTTAAAATCCCTTTTAACCTCTATTCGTTTTCCGAGTAACTCCGCTAATTGGGTTTCGTATATTTGACCTATTTGTAAATCGTATCGAAAATCGCTATTAAAGTTCATTCGTCTTTTTTTTGTACGTCTTTATTATTTCGGTTAATTCCTCGCGTGTCCATTTCTTTACTTCGTATGCGCGGGCGTGTAATTCTATTAACCTATCCGCTCCTATTCGCTTTTGGATTCCTAATTGATATTCGATTAAATTTCCGTGTTTATGCTGGTTGCACGTTACACATTGCCCGTGGACGTTATCCTCATCAAACGTTACTGACTTATGCCCGCCCATACTGAAATAATGACCTGCGTCAAATTTCGCTCCTAACGGCTTTTCGCAACTGATGCAAGGTTTTCCTTTGTCCCGTTTTCTTATGTACTTATTAAACGTTATTTGCGCCAATTTAAGCAACTCGGGTAACGTTTGCAATTCGTTTTTTAATATCTTTTTTTTTGTTTTCCATTGTTTGTGTTTTTCCAATTCAATCCAAACTTTAACGCAAAACGAATCGAAACAAAATTTTTGATTAAATCGAACTGGGGTAAATTCATTCCCGCAATTTTTGCACTTCATAACCCTTTTTTAAGCATTTCATTTTCGTTTTTCAGTTCCTTTATTTCGGATTTCAATTCTAATCCTATGCGCTCCAACCTAAAAGCCGTACTCCGTGCAAACCTTAATTCTTTTTCCATTAATTCAATCGTGTTTCTAACCGTTTGCAAGTCGCCTAAACTGGCTTCCATTGAACTAATTAAATCCGTTCTGTGTGGATTCCGTTTTTTTATATCGTCCACGCTATCCTGTATTTTTGCGTAGGTATATTGAACTAACACCTGCGCCTTAAAAATTTCTAAATCCATATTAAAAAGGTAAATTTTTGTTTTTTGGCATCCGTAAATCTTTAATCGGATTCACTCCGTAAACTTCAAAACCTAAACCACTATTCCAATTAAAAATAACCGCGTCGTTTAATCCTGTATGCTTTCCACCCGTATCCGTATCCTTTACTTTTTCAACGCTTACCATAGTACAATACTTCATGACTTCGTGTTTTATTAACCTATGAATAACGAGCATATCGTCGCACCTATTCAAAAACGCCTTACCTCCCTCTATGTGGTCTTTTAACGGAGGTTTCAAATGTCCCTTAAAATCGCCGTCCGGGTATAAATGCCCACTTCGACCGCTCTCGGTATTCGGGTGCGTATTTATGTAAATTGTCATTCCTGTTTTATTCACAAACTCCCGTGCTTTATTCATAAATGTATAGTTACCCTCATAACTCATTTCCCTATCCAAACCCGTGAACGGGTCTATTAACCCTACATCGCAACCCGATTGCTTGAAAATATCCAACAACTCCAACGGCTTGTAAAGTTTTGCATTATCCACAAATATAAAAAATTGCTCCAAGTATGCTGAATAACTTTGTATTTGTGAAATAGATAAATTTTTGAATTTTTCCCCCGAATACAACTGAATTAAATCGCGTAAAATTTGCCCCTTTTGATTTTCACCGCTCCAAATAATAAATTTCAATCCGTGTTTTAACGCAAGGCAAAGGAAATACCAATTTATCCAATACGTTTTACCCACGTTGTCGTGTCCTAAAATTATGTTTACCTGATTGCGCTTAAATCTTAAATAATCGTCCAAACGGCAATCTATACCTAAACCCTCTTTTATTTTGCCCTCTTTGAAATCAATCAGGTATTGTATCGTATCGCCTTGCTTTCTAATCATTATTTCGGTATTTATTCGGGTCGTCTTTTTCGTTTAACTGGGCTAATATATTTCGAGTAAATTGTAAATCCAAACTTAACTCCGTTTGTTTCCCGTTAGGGAAATTTTTACCTAACCACTTTTTAGCCGTTAAAAATAAACTTTTGTACTGATTATTCTTTTTGTAATTCTCGATTTCGTCTAACGTCGTATTTATTTGGTCTTCGTTCCACGTTTGTGCAAGTTTATCGTATTCCTGAAAACTCAAAGATAAATGCGCAAAGCGCCTATATGTATTTTCTTTATTATTCTTTACATTATTGTTAGTGGTTATTCGTTGGTTGCTCGTTGGTTGCTCGTTTGTTATTTCGTTGGTTGCTATTTGATATTTTTCGTAGTTAACTATTTGAATAATAGTACCTTGCGGACTTGAAACGCTGGTTATTTCGTTGGTTAAAATTATCTTATTTAATGCTGTTCTAATTTGTTGCCCTGTTAACCCTGTTTCCCGTGCTAATAAGTCCCGACTGGTTACGATTGTACCAATTTCTAACTCCATACCTTTGAACCTCCGTTCTTTATGATTTGCTTTTAACAATAAATGTAGGAAAAGACGAAAACAATTATTATCCGAATACCATTCCCACTCTAAAATTTGCCTATGTAATTTAATCCAACCGCTCATAATAATCGGTTAAAATTTCAATAAAATGCTTTAACTCTGATTTGTTTAATCGAATCCAATTTTCTTCCGCATCAATAATTAACTTTCCTGTAAAATCTCCAATGCTTAACGTAAAAACATCGTTTTCATCCGTCGTAAATTTTTCTTCTTGTAATAACATAACTTAAAAATTTAATAAATAAAAAACCCCATTAAATCTGCGGGCTTCCACTTCCGCTTCATTAACAGGGTTAATAACTTCTTTGGTTCTATGTTGTGGAAGCGAACCGTTCACAAAAATAACAAAATTATTTTAACTCGTACTCATTTCGTAAAATTCTGCGTTGTATTTTTTCCAACCGTCTAACCGTATTGCATTCCAAAATTTCGCTAACTAAATCGTTCGTATTCCTGACTATTGGGTTGCTTTCGATTTCCTTGCGTATTTCGGCGGTATCTGACAAATATAACCTATCCTCGATTTGCTCATAATACTCCGCTTTGCATACATTGTGAATAATAGTCGCGTGCGTTAAATCGAAAATTTGAGCAATCCTCGAAACGCTTAAACCGTGTTTTTGTAATCGTAACATCAAAAAACTGCGTTGGTGGATTAAATACCTCTTTCGACATTTTCTGCGCAACTTAAACCTTTTAATTATTTCCTCTATTTGCTGAATCATTGTTCTTTGATTTTTATGATTAACTTTTCCCAAATATCTAACCGCCTAACTGCATCCGCTTTATCGTATGCCATTATCGTTGTCCGTGTTTTTTTTGGACGGCTGGATACATACTCCCGCGT